GTTCCGAATAGTCGATCTTTTGAATGCCGAGTTCAATCTGACCGATATAGTCGAGACGATAAGACTCTTGGTTCGTGAATGAAAACTTTTTGTAAGCTCGCATATAGTCGAGCGAAGTGATACCCATGATGTCGTAGAACTTAGTTCCCTGATCATCTCGATCCTCCACCATATTCCATGGCGAAAGCTTTTTGTACATCTCACCGCCAAGAATTCGTTGAACTCGGTTAACGATATATGGAATATCAAACCCATCGATGTTCCAACCGGTGACTACGTCAGGCGATAACCAATCTGATCGCCATAGATCTAGAAACTTGAGAAGAAGCCGCATCTCATCTTCACACTTGAAGTACTTAATCTTCTCGTTATCAGTTACAAACTCGCCACAACCCAATACAATGTAGATGTCGTTTTTCTTTATGGTGATCGCCGTGATAGGTTTTTCGGCTGTATAAGGATCTGGAAATCCATCGTCAGAAGCAACCTCAATGTCGATGTTAACGACTGACACCATCTTTGGATCATAGTCGATCTCGCCGGTGTAGTAATCATTGAGGAAAGGATATAGCCATTGCGTCATACCGCAGATTTCAAACCCATCTACGTTTGCGTATTGACGAGCAAAGTCTCGAGCTTCATTTGGACGATCGAAGTAGATCTTATCCATAGCCTTACCCTGCAGAGTTTTAAACTCTGCATCTGTTCGCTTTGAATTTACGAAGAGATAAGGCTTGCATGGAATTTTGCGCTGAATTCTTTCACCGTCTTCAAATCCACGGAGAAAGATTGTGTCATAATGTAAGAATGCGTTTGTATAGAACTTTGTCATAACTTTATAATAATCCAAACTCACCAATTTGTCAACTAAAAAGAGGGGGAAAATCCCCCTCTTAATCACTTTAGTTATAGACTATAGTCTTCAGTTACCGGCCGTTTTAATCGACCAAGAACTATGTCTGGAGATGCGGTCGATGTCATAGCGGCTAAGACCGATGTCTTGCAAGTCTCTATCCGATAAAGAATTCAACTCTTTGCGAGTACGATTTTCTTTTTCTTGACGCTGAAACCAGTTATCGATGTCTTTAAAGATTCTAATGAGCAACTTATTTTCCTTCAGATAGGAAAGTCTTTTCAGACTTTGATTCTTCAGTCGGTTCATCAATCTCAATCTTCTTCGACTTCTTTGAATCTGGGATGATGTTCTCGAGCCAGATCTTCAGCATGCCATTCAGAAGTTGAGCGTTTTTGATTTCTACCGTGTCTGATACGTTAAAGGTTCTTGAGAAAGCGCGGTCGGCGATTCCCTTATAAAGATAGTGACCACCTTCTTGATCGGATTCAATCCTACCCATAATCGTAAGAGTTCCATCGTTAATCTCGACGTCGAGGTGTTGCTTACCAAAACCTGCTACTGCAATTTCGATAACGTACTTGTTCTCGTCTAACTTAACAATGTTGTATGGCGGGTAATTGGGCAGAGACCTGGAGATTGATTGAGAAATCTCATTAAATCTTTTTACGATTGGCTCATAGCCAACAAAGTATCTAGAATCAAAGAATTTAGTGTGAAGCAAATTAGATGCATTGATGTCAGTCATATAGACCTCCTATTAAGCAAGGTTGATGTTTCAGTGGTTCCATTAGGCAACCACTCGTTATATATAATACCTTTTGGTCAAAATGTCAATAGTAACCATTAATTTTTTGAATACCGCCATGTCACTACGTCGTCGTAATTCTTCTGAGGCCAGTCTTTATAATAGCCCTGCTTAGTGAGTTGTTCAGACGCTCTGTTTAATTTTGATAGTTTCTGTATAGCAATAAAACCCCATTTGCCGTGATTCATATTTTCGCCAAATAGAATCTCATCTTTCTCTGGATGGTCTTCAAGAGCTACTAAGTCGCGCGGCATCATTTCAGCATTTGCTTCTTTCGTAAGATTCTCTAGAACATCGAATGGAATTGAACCTTTCGAGAATCCAATGACAGAAACTTCTTTCTCTAACTTGAAATCACTATAAATCTCAATCAGTTCATCGACTGAGTTTATAAAATACCATTCTATATTGTCACTAATTAAAGCACTCTTTGCAAATGGACACGGGATAGCTTTCATATTTTCATTGTAAACGCTAACCCAATCAATTATCCATTTACCAATATCTTCTTTAAATTCAGTAATCAATTTGTGATCCTTTTAGATAAATACATTTGTGATGAGATTTGATTTTATAGATCATGTTTAGTTATACTATAACAAATATGATTTAAATCAAAGGAATGATTAAATGACTAAAGCGCTTGAAAAAGATTCAAAATATAACAAACACGATGCTAATGGCGACGGTATTGTTAGCGATGAAGAAATGACAAAAATAGAAAAGTTAGTTGAGTTTGAGGAAAAGATGGCTGAGTTTGAAAATAAAGACAAAAAAGAAGACCAACTTCGCCATATGGCTTGGATGGCAATGGCAAGCATGGTTTTATTTACCGGTATTCTTTTCTCTCCAATCATATCTATCGAAAAACTTGACGCTCTTGGTGCTATCATTCAAATGTTCTACATCGCCCAAGCCGGCGTAGTAGCTACATTCTTTGGTGCTAATGCTTACATCAGTAAGTAATCACCGTACGAATTGCTTCTCGAAGTGGTCATGATTTACTGAACAGGTCTTGGCGCACATCATCAACTTTCCTTCGGCAATTGATGGTGCGCCCCAAGATTTTTCAATCTTTTCGAAGAAACCGCTTTCAAAAACTCCCCTGATGCCATGAACTTTGGCACTAATTTCATCTTTATCATCGATGATATGTTTGAAAAGTGGACTGTCTTTATAGTTTTCAACTTCTGAATCATACATCGCAGGTCCGCCTAGCCAACAGCATGGGACCACTAAACCTTCGGCGCTGATATACAGAGACTTCTGTTTAACAACTTTACAGCCAATCTTAGTATTGTCTAAGAACTCATCCCAACTTCCAAATTTTTCTATTGCTTGATTTTTAAATTCGTTTACTTCATGAACGAATTCTTTCTTCTGTGGTTGACTCAGGTTCTTATAAGACATCTTTCCAGCAGGCCAGCGATTTGTACGCTTGGGGATGAAAGACTTAACACCAAGTTTTTTAGCTAATTCTCGTGCTTCTTCAACCTGGTGTTCGTTGTGCTTAAAGACAAGAAAGTGCCATTCGGCGTTTCCACCGGCACCAATAAAAGATTCCATAGCATTAATAACACGATCCCATTGAACGTTTTCACGATAAATGTGATTGGTGTCTTCGAGTCCATCTACAGAAAAAGTTACTCCTCCTCTGTATAATACGGAGGCTAAGTCTTTCCACCAGTCTGAGTTGCGCGCACCACCATTCGTAAACATACTTAAATTCATCGATGGATTGGTATACCTGAAGTGTTCGAACACTTCAAGCGTATCTTTAGCCATGATAGGATCGCCATAGTTGCCGCACATAAACATTATTGAAAGTTGCTTAATGAAATCTTTTTCAAAGATATCTTTGCAATCTTGAAGTGTCAGTTCGCTGTTCGTAAGATGCTGCAGCATAGAACCATTAGGCCCACGATTTCTAGCGCACATTGAACAACCTGCCTGACACTTCTCAGTTATCTCGAGGTGCAGTGTTTTTATGTCTTCATACTTATACATTAACGGTCAAATTCATGCTGCCTTCACGTTAAAGTTAAAGAATTGACCATCGCGGTTTAGCTTACTAACCGCAGCAACCCAATCGTTTGCATCTCTTTCAGAGATAAAGTGTAGTCGATCCTTAATGGTCAAAGCTTTCAAGTTTCCTTTGTTAAAGTACTTTTCGAACTCTACCACGTACTTATAAGTAAGCATCAAGTATCTCCATACTGTATTTCTATATATCTCATTATACTGCAGTGAGATATAATTGTCAACTAAAAAATGGTAGACGGGGTAGGATTTGAACCTACGATCGAGGCGTTATGAGCGCCCAGCTTTTACCACTAAGCTACCCGTCCAAAGATTTTCAGTTTACCGTCCGGGTGGGAAAGACGCCATGTAACTGGCGTATTGTTCTTTAGTCATGAAATATTCAATAATTTTTTCAAAAGCCACGATCATACTATCCAACTCTTCTTGAGTGTCATATACTAACTGCAGATCGCGTCGATCTTCGCGAAGGTGATCATAAGATCGCTTGAGTTCATCCAAAACGATTTCATCAATTTGATCATAGTTAAGTTCAAATGTAAGTTTAGTCATCATTTGCTCCATTAAGCTGCTTCTGAAAAGTTTGCAAATTCTACTGCAGATTCAAGCGCTTTGATCTTGCGCTGGCGATTCTGTCCGTACCAAGCCGACTTGAGTCGTGAGTCTGCTGAGTGACCAAGGAGGTGGTCAGTGGTGTAAGTGACTGCGTTGAAAGCCTGCCACCAAGAACCGGCGCCATATTCGTGGCCAGGTTGAGTCTCAAGAATTTCTAGAGCCTGAGAAGCGGGGCGCGAAAGAGGAATATCAGCGCCATATTCCTCTTTAATATCATTCTTAGACATCGATGGGAAGATCTCACGCAGATATTCAGTCACGGTGTCAGTAGTAATTTTCTTTGTCGAGAGGTATTTTGCTACATCGACATAGGTACCCATTTGCTTACTAGCCATGCCAAGTGTATTCTTGACCATCTCAGCGTCAAACTTGCTGCGGTGGTTCAGGCGAACCATCATATCAGAAGTGCCTTTAAGAGCCATAGTCAGTGTGTTATTGCAGACTACTCGAATACCAGTAAAGCGAATGTCCACACACTTCCCGTAAGTGTGCGGGTTCGAGAACAAGAGGTAGGGTTCTACACGATCGCCGCTGACAATCTCAAAAGACTCTTTGATTTTAGCAAGAGCCCAGACGCTTTTGCCGCCATCGAGCGAACCAGCCGTATGCATCTCCATGCCGCCTTCCATAACGAAGTCGTTGAAGAATTCGAAAGCCTGATGGTTCTGAACAGGTTCCCATTCGCCTGAAACTGTTGTCAAGACTTTATGGTCTGACGAACGAATGAGCGCGTAGTCAGATGTTGGGATAAGTTCGTCTTTATACTCACAGAAGGTTGGAACCTTCTCAACAGTCCAGTCAAGACCAGCTTTCTTAAGCATCATGTCAGGCGTAAGCTCATTATGCACAGGAACTCCAAGTCCGTGCCAGGGGGTTTCGCCAGCATATGCCATAGTTTCTACTAGGTGTGCCATTATGTATTTCCCGTGTATGATGTTTTGTTGTCGACGTTAACGTATGATTTTTCGAAATACATTACGCTGCCTCCAACATTTGAAGTGGAACCGTATAGTTGATGCGCTTCGGGCTGGTGACCTCGACAGTCGCTTTTTTGATTTTGATGGCTTTGATCACACCGGCATAAGTGATGCCACCATGTGAAAACTTAACTTGCATTCCAGGTGCCATGGCACGCTTTGCTGCTTGAGCCAAGGTATCACGGCGAGCAGCCGTTGCATCGTAAATCTTGTGAAGATCTTCGTTGGAAGCTTTCGACAAGATGTAGGAGATAGCGAGCGCGAGATCTTTATTCATGGTGGTTTCCTTTTCCATACCTTACTCTTAGATACTATCAAAGTTTCAACAGAATGTCAACCATTATTTTTGAAAAAAATGATTATGCGGTGTTTTTTTCAAAAGCAATGTCAGGATGATTGTAACCATAAGTATCACGAGTACCCATCAAATCTTTCTGTTGTATATGTGACTTCATGGCCCGCGCGGTACCAAATATTTTACGCACGATCTGAGGCTGTGTCACAGTCAAATTCATCACGGAGTTTTTCAGCACATCTCGGTATTCTTTCGGAAGTGCATCATAGAGTTCCATAGTACGTTGTAGAGTAGATTTTTTTACTATATACTCAGATTTTCCGTTATTGTTCACAGCCACGATGATTGGTTCCTTTTCAAGTTCTTATACATTGCTTCGCGACGTTCTTTTTCTGCTTTCACCAATTCGTGGGGGTAAAAGTCTTCGCGAACAAAATGATCATACCAGATGCGATCCTCATCGCGGTCGGTCTCATCCATGTAACCTACTAGTTCACCTTTATGATATAGGCAATTGTCACCATGAGCAGTGAAGTCGTTCTTCTTCTGGACCACGTAAAGTTGATATCCAGTCACTAGTAGAAATTTCTTTTCCATAG